AGCAATCACAAATCTCTTTTTCATTAAAATGTTGTTTTATTCTGCATTTTTAAATGGTTCTTTGTCCTTAACATATTTCATAAAATCGAGCAACTCGCAGTGGCACCACATGACAAAGGCGGAGTCCAAAAGGCACTCATTCATTTCTTCTGCCATTGCCCGAATGTCCATAACCTGGGCAATGTCACCTCTCCCTTCTGCCATGAGCAGCATGTACACCTTTCTATACATGTCATGGTACCCCTCTTCCTGCGATTTCCCCAAAATCCCCATCAAAACTGTTTCAATAATCCTCCTAAGATGGAAACCCGGGCAACTCCCAAAACTGCCTGACAGTATAACATCCCAGTACTCCGGATTGTCCCTGGCAAAAGAAATGTTTGGGTTTGTCGTGACCAACTCCCCCAGGAAATTGGTAGGCACAAACAAAGCATTGTGGAGGAATGACAAATATGTAGGGTCAGTTTTCCTAATGGCATTCTTTCTCACCCACCAAGTCCCATTTACAAGTGCTCCACCAGAGAGTCTCTCCCTCATTTGAGCCCGGGTCAAACAAGTCTTCTCTACTATCAGAAGGTTGATGGTGTCAGTGGACTCTCGTACGTGATGCGGTCCTCTTATCACAAAACCAGTTAGGTTTCTCTTCCCTTGTCCCTTCGAATCATAAGTCTTGTAGTACAGGGGGAGGATGGCAAGCGAAGAGTGCTGCCTATTTTTTCCTGTTACCGCTCGGAGATATGACCCACCCATTCTGGAGTAGAAGCCCATGTATTTGGCGCAAGTGGCTCCTATTTTGTGTGTTCTAAAAAGTTCGTAGAGTCTGGAACACAGCTTCTTGGCTGGATCATCGAGAACATGGCTGCTCTTTGCCTCTCTAAATATGCCTCCTTGAAATGTCCTCTCTGCTATCGGTTGGGCTTCGGTTTCCATTAATTCGGTCATCCAATCCTCCCATTTCATCTTCTCAATGTCACCGTAATCCCACTGCTTCATCCCATCCTCCGGTGCACCAGTCATTTTGTAAGGTTTGCAGCCGATTCCCAGCTCCATCAAAGCTTCCACGAGCTCGCTGGTTCTTGGTTTGCCCCTTATCAGCCATCCCTGTTTTCGTTTTCGCACTGATATGTAGGGGTCCTTATTTTCAAACCCCTCTTTGAAAATCTTCAAAAGTCGACTGAGGGCATCAACAGTCCTTTCGAGTTTGAATTCATTGGAGTTGATAGCTTCCCAAAGTCCCACAACACCGAAGTCATTAATCACCACCTTAACCATGTCCACATCTTTATCGAGGACAGTTGCAATTGTTCTGCTCCAGCTGGCGGGCAGGAGTTTGCCCTTCCATTTTGCTGATTTGGGGAGGTCCCTTTCTCTGGGGTCTTCGAGGAGCGTTATGAATTTGTCGATGTCGAAGGGCTCCATTCTTGGTGCGTCATCTCTTCTGGGATGAATTTGACCTCGTTTCCACAATGGTGCAACCCACCCTCTGGTTTTATCCATGAATATCGTGTCCCACACGGGCAGTCTGTCCTCGATTCCCCCTGCAGCTGGTATGCCTCCATAAGACGTGAGAAATGCGTGGCGTCTTATCAAAAAGTCTAGGGCACCGGGCCACCCAGGCAGGTCATCTATGTTCCCAAACTTGTATGGTGTGAAATTTCCCTGCAAATCATCATGTATAATGAAGGCCCCATAATGCTCTGGGTCAGTGCCGTGCGCGTGCTGTTGTACTTCTTCCCATACATCCAAAGGTGGGCGAGTTGTCACTTTCACCTCTATCAACTTACGGCGGTTTCGGTCCACCAAGTCCCATTGGTTATTAGTTACTATCCCCCATAAATTTGTGAATTCCATCTGTGCATATTTTCCACTAGTCACCCCTTCTAAGAGGGTATATCTGTAATTGGAGTCTATCAGGTCTGGCTCCATTAATTCAAGCACTTCTGGGTCCGGGTCTTCCTCTATTTCTTCTTCAGCTCCAAAAAAGAAGTCCTCCTCGTCCCCGCTATCACTCCCTCCTTCAGCCTGTTCCTCCATTTGTGCTTCTTCAGCCTCCTGCTCGAGTTCAATATTTTCTCTGTACACAACCCTGCCTACATCCACAAGTTCTTCAACTTGATCCATTGAGAATTTCTTTTCTTCTTCTTCCGTCGCAGTACTCTTTGAGCTGCTCTCCTGGGCCCTCTCTTCTATCTGTATGTGCCCTTCCTCTCTGGGTTCAGTGTTCATCAATAGCATGCAGACCTTGTCATGCCTCAAAGACTCTTCTCTCTTCTTCCAATTATCTCTCGACCAGTGCTCCGACTGCTCACCCGCCTGGGTCACAAAATCAGGCTCATACAGTTGGTTGTTCGAAATAAGTAATCGGTATGCCTCAAATGACATTTTAACTGGTTAAGAGATTGTGATTGCT